TGTCGAGTCGCGATCGGAGTTTGAGGGGCTCTCGTTTCTAACGATTACCCTTCCACGCTTCGGCAAGGACTTCGAAAGGAGTCTAAGCCAAGAACGTGTGGATCACGACGCGTTCGCCGGTTTCCGGCGTCGCGCAGGTCTCCCCCTGTTTCTAGGAGGTTTCCTTGATCAGATCTTCGATCGCAAAACTGGTGTCGTGCTCGACACTCCGTCGGTTGAGGCGGTCCTCGCTGTTCGGCAGCTTACGCGGCTGTTCAGTAAGGTCGAACTCGATTGTACGGAAGAGCGAAAGGCGCGAGCCTTCCAGCTCTATGTCGAGTGTGAGCAGGAACTCGAAGCTTCGCAGCACGAATGGACTCCAGCAGGCATGCTGGCGTTTTCTCGAGTTGCTAGGCTACTCTTTGCTGGGACTTTTACTCTGGTGGACCACGCTGTGGCCCATTTTGAGCTTGTTCCCAAGCACGGTCCCGGTGCCACCGCGGATCGACTGAGCGGAAACGCAAAGTACGATCTGAAGGAGTGGACGGAACGTTTGGAATCAGTATTTCCGTCTTCGGACTATCTGATCCCGAACCACAGGTATTATGCTAACCTGTCGCGTGTCGAGTTCCTCGAACCTGGGACGGAGAGGCCTGTAAAGGTCATAGACGTCCCTAAGACGCTAGAAACGCCGAGAATCATCGCCATCGAGCCTACCTGCATGCAATTCGCACAGCAGGCAGTCTCCCGTCAACTCACGGAACTGCTGCAACGCGATAGCGTCGCGAAGCGGTTCCTCGGTTTCCGTGATAATAAACCTAATCAAGGTTTGGCACGGATAGGGAGTGTCGATGGATCCCTCGCAACGCTCGATCTGAGCGAGGCGAGTGATCGCGTTTCTAACAAGCTCGTTGAGCTTCTCTTTGCTAGCCATGGCCACCTTCGGGAGGCTGTAGCAGCTTGCAGGAGCCTACGGGCTGACGTGCCTGGCCACGGGGTAATACCCCTAACCAAGTTCGCGTCTATGGGTTCAGCTCTCACGTTCCCGGTCGAGTCCATGGTCTTTTTGACCCTGGTCTTCATGGGCATCGAGAGAGCTCACGGTATTCAGTTGTCCCGTCGGTCCATCAAGGACTATATCGGGAAGGTGCGAGTCTACGGGGACGACATAGTCTGCCCCGCTGACACGGCGTTGGACGTGATCGAGACACTCGAGAGCTTCGGCTTCAAAGTGAATCGCAACAAGTCTTTCTGGAGTGGAAACTTCAGGGAGTCTTGTGGGAAGGATTACTTTAAGGGCTACGACGTTTCCGTCGTGAAAGCCCGGAGGGTGTTCCCTTCGTCACGTCTCCAAACTGCGGAGGTGATCTCGATGGTGAAAATGCGGAACCACTTTGCCGAAAGGCTGGTGTACCCGCGCACTGTCGAGTTTCTGGATCTTCTTGCAGGCGAGGTCTTAGACCTGTACCCGCGAGTGGGCCCGGACTCTCCCATCATTGGGCGAGTCGATCCTGACGGCTTTGACGTCGAAAGGATCTGCCCGCGTCTCCACGAACCCCAAGTCAGGGGTTACGTGGCGCGACCGACTCCCCGTCCGAGTAATTTGGACGGCGTTGGTGCCCTGATGAAGTACTTCTTGAATACAAACGAGGGCTTGCCAGTCCTCGACAAGGAGCATCTTCAGTTTGCAGGACGTCCGCTCTCCGTCGGCATGAAGAGAGCGTGGGCACGGTCGGTTTAACCGACCGTGGCGACTAAACAACGGTCGCTGTGGAGGCGAGGCCTCTTTCACGAGGGCCTTACCTCGTGGAGATGCACAGGGA